GAAGGCTCGGAGGAAGAGTAATGGACTACGAGTACACGGACAAGGTTATTGCCTATATCGACAAACAACTGATTGAACGGTACTCTCGTTTGAAAAGTTTGGTTTCTTTCGATGAGTTGAATGTGTTGCAGGAAGTCAATGCTCTGTACCAAGAAATTGATACTCTGATCCGAAAGACCTTTCTTAAACTTGCGGATAAAGTTTATTCCGACAATATCCGGGCGAAAGACCATCGAAGTCTTGACGAGCAATGGGTCGATGCTCTTTTGAGCGCATATGACCCTGTAAGCAAGTATGTTTTTACTCACGAAGAGGACAGAAAGTGCGCTCGGCTTATCGAAGCGGTAATTGCAAGTTCCACCAAGGCACAGGAAATAGATGCGGCTCTGAGGTCGATGTCTTTTATGTGCAGGATATATGCAGTACGGGTTACGGACGAAGCCGCACTTCAAGCGTTCAAAGACGATGAAGAAGATTTGGTTAGGTGGATTGCGGAAAAGGACGAGAAAACCTGTACCGTCTGTCATAAACGGGACGGAAAGATATACGAAATCGACCTTTTACCCGCTAAACCTCATCCGAACTGCCGATGTAGTTATGAGAGGGTGAAATAGTGGAAGAAAAAATGGCTTTTACGCCGGAAATCATTGATGTCATCTTGAAGATTATAAGGCGTGGCAATTCCGCTGAAATCAAAAAAGAGAATAACAAACTCGTTGTGATCGAAATAGAACGGCGAGTGAGGAATAAGACCTCTATAACCGGGTAGAGGGAGACAGTCAACAGGGACTATGAGCGATATGCTCGTAGTCCCTTTTTCATTTATCGGAGTGTTTTATGGAGATTTGGAAGGACATTCAAGGATACGAAGGGTTGTATCAAGTCAGTAATCTCGGCAATGTGAGGAGTTTGCATTATCGTAATACGAACAATGTCAAAGAACTGTTCTTAAAACCTCATAATCGAGGATATTTGCAAGTCGAACTTCACAAAGACGGTGTAAGAAAAATGTTTACCGTTCATCGTCTTGTCGCTATGGCGTTTGTTGACGGATATGCGGAAGATCGAGATGTGAATCACATTGACGAAAACAAACATAACAATCGTGCAAGTAACCTCGAATGGGTTTCGACTTCGCAAAATGTTCTTCATAGTATAACTCATCGTACTCCTCGAACTTGTGCCGATTCGGTTATTCAAATGAGTCTTGACGGTAGAGTATTGAGAAAGTGGAACTCAACCGTGGAGATCAGAAAGAAACTCGGTTATAGCGATTGGAGTATAAAGCAATGCTGCCGAGGTGAAAGAAAAACGGCTTACGGTTATAGGTGGCAGTATGCCGCTTGATATAACAGAGATAGTGAAATCTCTTTAATAAAACGCAAGAGGGAGACAATCCTTATAAAACAGAAAATAGTGCAGAGTGAACTGCCTTGTTAAACGCAGGAGGTAATTTTATGGCAAAGATTGACACAAGCAAGATCGAGGGTTACGCAGATATGACCCCCGAACAGAAAATCGCCGCTCTTGAAGCAGTCGAGTATGAGGATAATGCAGCCGAACTCGAACGCTACAAAAATGCGGCATCCAAGGCGAATAGCGAAGCCGCCGAGTGGAAGAAAAAGCATAATGCTCTTTTGTCCGAGGAGGACAAGAAGAAGCAGGAAAGCGAGGAAGAACTTACCACTCTTCGTAAAAAACTCGAAGATATGGAAAAGAAAGAACTCGTTTCCGGGCATAAGGCTCAGTTTCTCGCTCTCGGCTATGACGAAGCTCTCGCAACGGAAACCGCACAGGCAATGGCTGACGGCGATACTGCCAAGGTTTTTGCCAATCAAAAGAAGTTCCTCGAAAGCCACGACAAGGCTTACAAGGCAAAGTTGATGGGAGACACCTCGACTCCCCCTGCGGGTAACGGCGGCACAGGTAAAACCGATTACTCGAAACTTATCGAGGATGCACAAGGCAAGGGTGACTTTGCGGCAGTCGCATATTACACCCGTTTGTCCGAGCAGGAAAAACAAAACAATAATCAGTAAAGGAGATATTTACAATGAGTGATGTTCTTGCTACAAGTTTCGGAGTTCTGAACTACTCCGGGATGCTTTTTAACAAGGGTAATACTCGTACCCCGCTTTCCGCCCTTATCGGCGGCAAAGCCAAAAACACCAATAGCGTAGAGTTCGTTGTTGGTCAGAGTTATCAGACAGGCGGCGGCTCTCAGCCCGCCATTTCCGAGGATGCTTCCCTCACCGCCCCCGATGCTTCTGTTGTGACTCGTTCGCAGCAGTCCAATGTCACGCAGATTTTCCAAGAGTCTGTCGGCATCTCCTACGCCAAGCAGTCCAATATGGGTACGCTTTCCGGCGTGAATATCGCCAATCAGAAAGCCAACCCGATGAACGAACTTGACTTCCAAGTTGCCGCCAAGATGCAGAAAATCGCTCGTGACATCGAGTACACCTTTATCAACGGTGTCTATAACAAGGCTACCGCCGATAACGAGGTGAACAAAACTCGTGGTCTTGTGGCGGCTATCAGCACTAACACCAAGGCTATGAACGGCAAGCCCCTCGGTCTGTGGGACATCGCCGATATGATGAAGTCCGTTTATGAGAGCAATGCTCCCACTTCGGGTCTCTGTCTGTGGTGCGATGCTATCACAATGTTTCAGATCAATGCGGATGCCGCTCAGAACGGCTTGACTGTCGTTCCGGCTTCCCGTGAAATCAACGGAATCGCTCTGTCGAGCGTAGTCACTCCTCTCGGCGTGGTTTACCTCTATCTCGGCGAGTTCCTTCCTTCGGGGACTGCGCTTCTGCTCAACCTCGATGTGATCGCTCCTGTCAATCAGTCCACTCCCGGCAAGGGCAACTTCTTCCTCGAAGAACTCGCCAAGGTGGGTGCAGGTACGAAGTATCAGATCTTCGGTCAGTTGGGTCTTGATTACGGTCCGGAATGGTATCACGGTAAGTTTACCGGCATTTCCACCGGCTTCACCGCTCCCGAAGGTCGCAAGGTCGTTATCGCCAACCCGGTGCAGACTATCGAAGTCGATGCCACCATCAACGGCGCAACGATCAACAAGACCGCTATCGACCCGTCTGACACCGGCACGGTTTCCGTAACGGATGTGTCCTACAATGTCCTTCCGGGAACTGCTCCTACTGTCGCTTATCTGTGGCAGATCAGAGCGAAGAACGGAACGACTTGGACTGACCTTACGAGTTCCTACACCGGCTACAACACTTCTACCTTGACTATCAAGGCTGCCGATGCCGAGAAGCACTATCGCTGCAAAGTAACCGCTTCGGGCAGCGCAACCGGCACGGTTTACACCGAGGAGTGTACCGTCAACGCAGCGGGCTAATTGAGATCGAAAGAGAGGTGAGCAGTAATGACTAAGGAAGTTATGAAAGCAAGGCTTTCCGCTCTGACGGGTGAGACTGACGATAACATTCTGCTCACCTTTATCGACATTGCGGCAAGTAAAATCTTGGAAAAGTGTTACCCATATCGGCACGACAAAAGGGATGTTCCCGCCCGTTATCACAGTACACAGTTGGAAATTGCGGTGTATCTGTTGAACAAGCGTGGTGCGGAGGGCGAAACCTCTCATAACGAGAATGGTATCAGCCGTTCTTATGAGAGCGCAAGTGTTCCCGACTCAATGCTTAAAGGCATCGTTCCTTTTGCTTCGGTGTTTCCGTGGACTGAAAGTTGAGGTGGCGTTATGAAGTGTATGGAACGAAATAAAGTTCCGTTCTACTACTGCCTGTATGACGAGGAAGTTCCTATCGTTGACTCTGAGGGAAACGAAACAGGAGAAAAGACAATTTCTTATTCCGATCCCGTTGAGATCAGAGCGAACATTTCCCCCGCCACAGGAAACACCTCGGTTGAACAGTTCGGTAACTCTTTACAGTATGACAAGGTAATTGTGCTTGACGATTTGACTTGCCCTATTGACGAGAACTCCGTTTTGTTTATCGACACCGCTCCGGCTTTTGATACGGACGGAAACCCGCTTTTCGATTATATCGTTAAGAAGGTCGCTCGTTCGTTGAATAGCATTTCAATCGCTATTGCTAAGGTCGAGGTGTCGTAATGGAGATCAGAGTAACAGGGATTGACAGTCTCATCGGAAAACTACGAGCCTATCAGAACTCGCTTGAAGATAAGCAGCATCGCTTATTGGAAGAACTCGCCAAGATTGGTATTGATGTCGCAAGTGTTCGGTTTGGGTCGGCGCAGTATGACGGAGATAACGATGTCGTTGTGAATAAGTCGCCCGAATGGGTCGGGGATAATAAATTGTTCATTACGGCAACGGGACAATCTGTTACATTTATCGAATTTGGCACGGGTATTCACTACACAGAGCAACATCCGAACGCTACGGCTCTCGGCTATGTCCGAGGTGCATACGGTCAAGGAAAAGGCTCTCGTGATAGTTGGGGCTACTACGGCTCTCCGGGTACTAACGGTAAAGTCATCAAAGAGTCTGATAAAGGAACGGTGATTCTTACCCACGGTAATCCTCCGGCTCGTGCTATGTATGACTCCGCAAAGGAAATGCGAAATCAGATTTTGGACATTGCAAGGGAGGTGTTTAACGAATGAACGAACATTTATATCCCGGACTTCGAGTGTCGGTCGGACTTTCAAGTAAGGAATATGCAAAGTTGTATCAGTCTTGGAAAAGAATGATTAACCGTTGCTACGATCCGAACAACGCTTCTTACCGACATTACCGCAAAAAAGGTGTTGAGGTCTGTATTGAATGGAAGTATTCATTCGAGAACTTCCTGCGGTGGGCTATTGAACACGGTTGGAGTGAGGGTCTGTCGCTCGACCGAATAGACAATAACGGTGATTATTCACCGAATAATTGTCGTTGGGCGACAAGCAAAACCCAAGCAAGAAACCGTGATTCCTGCATCTATCTTACGCACAACGGCGAAACAAAAAGCCTTATTGAGTGGTGCGAAGTGTTCGGTGTTCCCCACTACTTACCTTGCAATCGAATACGCCGAGGATGCACAGATTTTGATGAAATCTTCTCCAAGGTGAACAGGCAAACAGGGGGTGGTCTCTATTATTGATATAGAAAATGCCGTATTCACGGCGGTTGCTACCGCCCTCCGTGCAAGTTTTTCAGACATTACAGTCGAAAGCGTAACGACTTACAGTCCTTCAAAACTTCCGTTCGTTTGCATTGAGGAAGCAGATAACTACTCATATCTTCAATCAAGAGATACGGCAAGCAACGAAAATCACGCAGTAGTGGTTTACGAGGTCAATGCTTACTCCAATAAGACGAGCGGAAAAAAGGGAGAGTGCAAGGCTATTATCGCCAAGGTAGACGAAGTAATGAACGGGTTAGGGTTTACCCGTCTCAGCAAAACCCCGATCAATTTAGACGAAGCCACAAAGTATCGCATTTTTGCGAGATACAGAGCGGTCGTGTCTACTAACAAAACTATTTACAGGAGGTAAAAGCAATGGCTATTTCTACTTACAAAGTGTTCTTGATGAAAGGCACAACTTCGAGTAGCACTACTACTTACGAAAAACTTGTTGACATCAAGGACTTCCCCGATCTCGGCGGTGCGCCGGAGATGCTTGAAACGACTACCCTTTCGGATGGGGCGCAGACCTACATTCCCGGTATTCAGTCGCAGGAAGCACTCGAATTTACCGCAAACTACACCAAGAATGACTTCGATACCCTCAAAGCTCTTGAAGGAACTGAGGTCGATTTCGCCGTTTGGCTTGGCGGTACGGTTTCGGGCGGTGTGGTAACTCCGACCGGCTCTGACGGTAAGTTCAAGTTCAGCGGTCAGTTGTCCGTGTTCGTTGTCGGCGGAGGCGTGAACGAGGTTGTCGATATGACTATCTCTATCGCTCCTTCCACCGTCATCACGGTCGAGTAAGTAAAGCAAACAGGAGGGCTTTATTATGGCAAAGACAATCAAAATTGACTTCGAGGGTACTGAGTACACCTTGGAGTTCACGAGAAAATCCATTGAGACTATGGAGAAGCAGGGCTTCGTTGTCAGCGATATTGCAGACAAGCCGATGTCCACGCTTCCCACCCTCTTCGCCGGGGCGTTCTTGGCTCATCACAGGTTTGTGAAGAAGGAGGTTATCGACTCGATCTTCGCCAAACTCACCAACAAGCAGGAGTTCATTCAGAAACTTGCTGAAATGTATAGTGAGCCGCTTGAAGCTCTGATGGAAGAGCCGGAAGAGTCTGAGGGAAACTTGACTTGGGGAGCGAGTTGGTAAGTAACTCGCCGCCCCATTATGGGGGCGGGTCAGACAATGGCTCTGCCCCCTCTTCTTTGACTGAGCAGTTCTATGAACACTTACCGTTCTATTTGTCAATAGGTATGACCTTTGAACAGTATTGGGACGGGGATTGCTTATTGGCGAAGTATTATAGAAAAGCTCATCAAATGAGACAACAAAGGCGAAATCAAGAGTTATGGTTGCAGGGTGCATATTTTTATGAAGCCCTTACCGATGTTGCTCCTGTATTACACGCCTTTGCAAAGAAAGGTACTAAGGCAACTCCTTACCTTTCCGAGCCGTTTGCTCTTACTCTGAAAGAAGTTAAAGAACGCCGGGAGCGTGAGGAAAAGTTAAAATACGATAAACAAAAAGCAAGAATTGCGGCGTGGGCTGCAAAAACGAATATGCAGATGGCAGAAAAGGAGGTGAAGCGGAATGGATGATAATGTTGTTGAGAGTCTACGGATTGAAGTAGTAAGCGACTCCGGCAAGGCGATAGACAGTATAGGAAAACTCATATCGACCTTAGAGAAAATAAAGAGTGCTACAAACGGCGGCAACAAAGGGTTGAACGCTATTCAAAAAAACCTTTCAAAGATTGCGGAAGCCGTTTCCAAAATAGACTCCGGCAGCGCATCGAAACTGAAAGACCTCGCAGATGGATTAAAGGGACTGAACGAAGTCGGTAACATCAAAACAGGAAAAACCGCAGAGAGAATAGTCGATCTCGGTGCGGCAGTTGACCTGTTAAAAGATGTTGATTTTTCAAAACT